CAGTAGGACCTGTTCCTGGTTCTTCCGTAGCTTGGCCTAATTTCAAATCTTTTTGGACCATTTCATTTTTTATTTTTTCCAATTCGATAAGGTCACCACGCATAGCAGCTTCCATTGCTCGGCTATTTAATTCGGCCTCTCTTTTGTCTGCTTCTTTACCAGCTTGTTCCATTCTTTCCATACCTTCTTTGATTCCCATAGCTGATAATATAGCTAATCCTGCAGGAGTTAACATGAAACGACCTAATATTGTAGCTAAAGGTATTAATCCTTTAGTAACTTTAACTACGGTAAGTATAGCACTTTCAAGTTTTCTTAAAGCTGGAAAAATACTAGTCAATGTATTTTTTAGTGTTTTGAATGCTAGTCCTAATGTTTCCAAAAAGGTATAGTCTTTTTTCTCTTTATCTTTTTTCTGTTTGTCTTTTTTTCCACCAAGAGTCTCAAGCAATTCTTTATGACGTTTTTGTTCGGCACTCGCAGCTTCTTTTTGTTTTTCTTCTTCAAACAGTTTAGTTGTTTGTTTATTTTTGATATTTTCTTCTAATATTTCTTTGTCTAGTTTTGTAGACTTTTCTATAGCTTTCTTTAAATTTTCACTAGTTTTTTCTATAACGTTGATTAGATTTTTATTCAGAAGTTTCGCTAATGACACTTGTTCTTTTTTATAAGCTTTGTTCTCATCTGCCTGTTTTTTCGTTAAAACATAAATTTTGGCTATCATAGTGGTTGAAGTATCATTTGCTCTGATTTTTTCCTGAGCAGATGGTGTTCTTTTCAACTTTTCTTCCGTTGAACTTTTCTTTTTGTTCTGAGTTTTAAGTTCATCTATCAACGGCTTTAGTTGCCCAAAGCTACTTGACAATAATGCTGGTGTTTGTGCCATGGTTTATCTTCTCTTTTGTTGTTCTAATTTAATTCTTTCATTTTCTTCTTTTATATGATTAATTAACAAACTCACATATATTTCTCTTTCCCACGGAATCATGTTCTCAATTTCCGTTAGACTATACTTATGGTGATGCATCAAATTAAAATTTGTAACATAATAATTTTCCAAAGTATCATAACTAAAAATTACCCGAAAAAACTTTCAAGTCCTTCGAATTCAATCTTGTGGTGATATCCACATTTACTACAATCTACTTCTTTTTCTTTATTTAATTTTGGTACATTTTCAAAGTACTTGTGAATTTTTTCAAATTGATTTGAATTCAAACTTTCTAAAAATTCTACCATTTCTTGCTTTGATGAGTCTTTTGCATAATAAATTTGCTCACCTTCATAGATGTATTCAATACAATCTGCCATGACATCAAATACAAAGTCTGACATTTGATTTTGTTCAGTTGCTTTTTCAAGTAAAGAATAACGAGGTAAAGTCATTTTCACACCAATTTTGTCTGTCAATTGAACCGTGTCTTTATATTCGTCTAATCCCGAAACTGTAATGTCCATCAAATTCAATTCTATTTGTAGTATATTATCGCAGACTTCATCATTTACTACATTCTTGCATCTGAATCTGTTTTCTACTATTTCACCTATAGAAACTGCACGAAGATTCAAGAAGAAATATTCAACATCCAATAGACTCAAATTCTCAATATCGATATCATCAAGACAGCAATTGTTCAATACCTGTCTCATTGCCTTTTCTACAGCTTCAGTATTTTGTGTTTCTGATGCCATCAAAAGAATTTTTTGTTCTTTTACAAGAAAAGGACGATATCTGATTGTTTTTTTCAGTATTGGTAAAGTTACCTCATAAGTAACCACATCAATTTTTGGTAAAGGCATAACGATCTCCTACATTAACTAGCTTTCCATGAGCTATATGCAAAAATAACGATTAGTTTATGATATCCATCAGCACCCCAATCCAAATCTAATTGATTGACGGCTATTGGATAAGCTTTTTCTAAAGTGACTTTATATGTTTCTTTTGGTTTTTTCGGAGAATTTGGATCTTGCCCTAAACTGTATTGTGTCACTTTTACATCTGTTGAATAGTTAGATTTATATTGTAAATTGTAACTGTCAATAGGCTGAACTAGTCTTAACCAGCTATCAAAAAGTTTTTTTTCCTTCATATCGTCACCAACTAAAAATGTAAACTGTGCATCTTCATAGGCAGTAAGATAAGGAAACTTTTCTACATAACCATATATCTTTTGGTCAGTTGTCATAACTGCTCTGCTTGGTAATTGAGCAGCATCACATCTAAAACTCAACTCTGGAATGTAGTTTGAATATTCTTCTGTTAAACCATTTGGTCTGGAAAATGTTACCTGAAATCTTGCAGGTCTGGCAAGTTCAGTTCGGTTTATTTTTTGAAAAAAATCGTTAATTCGTAACATTTTATCCTTTTCTTATTTTATTCATTGATTCTCTGAATACCTTTGTCTTCCTTGCTTTTTGGAATCTTTCTACTGGCAAGAATAATGCGGTTTCCCATTCTGGTGGGTCTACTCTGAGCAGTCTAGACCCCATATGGTCGTATAGATAACGCTTTAAACAGGGCTCAAACGCCTTATATTTCCTTGATGCTGACAAGATACTATATGTTATCCGAATCCTCTCAGGATCCTCATTTTCGTCTAGTATCGTATATCCAGATAATCTGTCCAAAAACATGGCTCTCTGTATTGGTGGTAAATAATGTAAATTTAACCCAAGGAATCCATCATTGTATCTTTTCAATACCAAAGTTAATGGAAAGATATCATAGTAGGGTAAAACATCAGCATACTTTGGATCATAGTAAAAGAAATACAATCTTCCCAAAAGAGGAAAAGTTACCCTACGGGTTCTTTCTCTGGCTATCTTGGCAACTTCATAACCAGGATTTCTTATCTCACGAACTTTTTGCTGTAACCAATTGATGCTATCTCTTGATAACATTTCATAGTTCAACTGCGAATGTTCTTGTGCTAGTTTGGTAAGTTTAGATTCCATCGAATATTTATGTTAGATACCAAGATGTTTTTCTGTGATAACCTTGAACTCCCAACCACGATCTAGACAATATTCTTCTGCTGCTTTCCATTTGGATTGATTGATTCCGTATGTTGCAACCTCTTGAATGTATTGTTTAGTCATTCGTTTTCTGGGTTTAGGTTCTTTAGTTTCTCTGTCGGGTTTGACTTCAATTATCATCGTTTTGTTTTTTGTCTTAACAATGAAGTCTGGAAAGTACCTATGATACCTACCATCAACAGGAGACCTGTAAGGAATAACAAGCTCCTCAGAACCCCAACTGACAATATCTGGGTTTTTATCTAACCAAGTCATTACTCTACATTCCCATGACGATCGGTAGATAATATTTGTGTGATCGCCTATGTATTTTTCGGGGTTACTGGGTTTGAATCTTCCTGAATATGCCATATAAATATGCTTATCTTATCAAAATCATTAAAAATGCCAAGTCCACTATACGCTTTAGATAGACCAAACACAGGTTATCCAATACTAAATTATCCTCAGAACTTAGGCAATGACCCAAGTAGAACTCATATTGTGGAATTTATCGTAAACGACATCAATCCACCTACATTTAATGCAAGCGAAGCAAAACCTGGCAGACAATTTAACTTGTTCGGACAATCATTTCAAATAAGTCCACCATCAAAACAAATACAAGCAGCAATTCAATTATATATGCCAGACACAGTGAACGTGTCATACGACCAGTCTTATCAAGAGGACAATCTGAGTGACTATACTGTTACTTATTATGGTCAAGCATTAACTGCTGGATTTAATTCTAGAGATAAAATTATAGAAGGATTGAGAAGTAACCCAATCAATACGCTATCGTCTAATCCAGAAATTCTTGCATTGGTAAGAAGATTTGCAGATAACTTTATTCCTGTCGATACCTTATTGAAAGGTCAGGGTGTTGCGATTAACCCACAGGTTCAATTGCTATTTAAAGCAACAGCACTCAGAACATTTCAGTTTGAATTTTTGTTCACTCCAACAAGTCAACAAGAAGCACAAAACATCAAGAAAATTATACAAACATTCAAATATCATGCTGCTCCAGAAATAGGTGGTGGGGCAACTAATTCTGATTTATTTTTCAAAATGCCAGATACTTTCAACATTAACTTTTTATATAAAGGAAGAGTTAATGAGAATGTACATAAAATAGATGAATGTGTTTTGGAAACTATTAATGTTGATTATGCTCCAGTAGGTTGGTCTGCTTTTGATGATGGTGCTCCAGTTCAAACAAGAATGACACTACAATTCAAAGAACTTGCTGTTCAAGATAAGAAACAAATAGAGTTGGGATACTAATGAAATACTTTTCAAAACTACCACTAATAGATTATCCTCAGAGTGACGGAAGTACAATCACGATGACCAACATCGTCACTAGAACCTATTTGATAAGTCAGACAGCAAAAGAACCTCTCTTATATTATGAGTATTCTTTGAAAGATAGTGATTTGCCAGAAATCGTTGCAAACAAATACTACGGCGCACCAGAACAATTTTGGCTACTCTCACTATCAAATCAAAGTAAATTTTTAGATCCTCAATGGGATTGGCCACTAACATTACAAAACTTCAATTTATACTTGACAGACAAATATGGTTCTGTGAGTAATGCGATATCTGAGATCCATCATTATGAAAAAAAAGTAACATATACAAATGTTTTGAGTGGAGAATCAAATGAATTCATCACAATTATTGGAGCACAAGAATACGCCAACACATTAATAGGAACATCGACGTATACTTTACCAAACGGTTCTCAAGTTGAACAAACTATCACAAAAGCTGAAGTTACTGCATACGATTATGAGTATAAAACAAATGAGAACAAAAGAAATATTAGTTTGATTGATGTTGATAACGTTTCTTCTATTGAAGAACAATTTGCTAGACTTTATTAACAATGTCAAAAAGTTCTGTTATAACTAACCCGCAAGAATTTGTCATCAAAAATGTTGACTTGTTAACGGCAAGCGGAACAATCATAAATTTAAAACCTGTCATAAAAGAACTTTCAATTTATGAAGATATGTTTGCGGGATTGGTTTCTGGATTTGTATCTTTGACAGATTCGCAAGGATTTATTGAAGCTTTAAACATCACTGGATTTAACTTTATTCGTGTTAGTTTTGGAAAATTAAACGCTGATAATCCTAACTTTTCAATCGACAAATACTTCAGAATTCATAAAATTGGTGAAACATATCCAATAACTAGAAGCAACGAAGAATACATTATCAACTTTATTTCTGAAGATGTTTTTATGTCCGAACAGAAGAAAGTTTTGAAATCATATAAAGAACAAAAAATCAAAGATATTATTTTAGATATTCTGTATACTGATGTTCAAGCGACAGAGAAAACATTCTTGGGAGAACAGAACGGAACATTTGAAGATACAGAAGGAACATACAACTTTATCATTTCAAATAAAAAACCATTTCAAGCGATTCAGTGGTTGTGTGGTTATGCCAAACCAGCGAAGGTAGGAAACTCAGGTTTTGGTGCTGATATGTTATTTTTTGAAAATTTGAATGGATACAATTTTAGGTCTTTACAGTCAATGTATGATCAATCAGTTTATTCTGAATATGTTTATGGACCGCAAGCAAATTACACACCAGATGAAGCTCAATATCTAAATTATGGTTTGAAAAATATGGTAAGTTTTAAGGTGAAAAATCATTTCGATTCTCTACAAGCAACTAATTATGGTTTGTATGCAAACAAAATATTAACTATAGATCCTTTATTGCAGGAATATTATGTTACAGAATTCAAATATGATGAATACATTAAAAATGCAAAAAAATTAAATAATAGTCCTTTGACTTCTGGATACTTAAATAGAGACAAAAAAACTGTAAGTGAAACTACAGATGCAGTATTTAAAGTAATGACTACTAATAGAAATCAAAGACAACAACCTCTTGTAAAAGCAGATGCTAATATATTGGCAACTGTAGCTCCAAGCATTGATATCGAAACTTATATTCCTCATAGAACAGCACAGCTTGGATTGGCCAGATACACTGTAGTTGAATTTGGCATATATGGTGATCCCAACTTAGCTATCGGATCAAAAGTAAAATTGAATATACCTTCTTTGATTTTAGAAGATTCAACAGGAAAAAAAGCGTACAATAAATATTATTCCGGAAACTATTTGGTTTCTGCTGTACGACATATGTTAGATTTTAGAGGTAGATATTTTTGCACTGTAGAAGCTATAACCGATAGTTTATCAGCACCAAATATACTTACAGATAACAGTAGTGGTAACATAGATAGAGCAAGAATGGTGAGCTAATGTACGAACCGCATTTTATTGGAAAAAATGGATTTATATGGTGGATAGGAGTGATTCAAGATAGAATGGATCCTCTTGGTTTAGGAAGATGTAAAGTCAGAATTTTTGGTTGGCATGGTGATGGTTCTTCAGAGGTCGATGCAAAAATTCCTGTACAAGATTTACCTTGGGCGCAGCCGATTTATCCAGTTACAAGTCCTGCATCAACAACTATGCATCAGCTTAGAGTAGGTGATTGGGTTGTAGGATTCTTTTTGGATGGTGAATCTGGACAAGCACCAGTGATGTTTGGTACCTTCTCAGCATTTAATAATGTCACCACTGGTGTGGGTAAAGACACAAAAACTCCACCAGAATTAATTTCTACGTAAGGAATAAAAAAATGACTGTAAATATTAACCTTAGTGGTGTCAGAGTTGGTGAAACTTACGAACTAAAAGAAAATGGACAAATTTATATTGTAGAAAAAAATCCACCATCTACAGGATTTATCACTGATGCTCAGATTGAAGGCATACAAAAAACAGCTAATACGTTCAGAGGTGTTTTTAATGGTGCATTGTCAGCAAATAATAGACCAGGATTTCATTTCTGTGAACCGTTTAGCACACCTCTTCCTAAAAATACACAAATTACTCTAAGAAATGGAGTAAGAGTTCCTAATTTAGCTTTAGGAAATCCTGTATTACAATTAGAAGCTTTTATTAAAAGTTCAAAGTTTCAACAAATAGTTCAGGCAATACGAGAAATAGTTTCTAAAGCATTAACCGCATTAGGACTTACTGGACCTCTAGCAACATCTATAACAGAAATAGCAAGATACATAGCAGAGAAATTAAGATACATAAACAAATTAATTGAAACTTACATTGTTGGTGCTGCACTATTAGCACAGGTAGAAAGATATATTGCTGCATTGATTAATTTTGTTGCTAGACTTCCAGAAATAATTGGTCAAGCACTGGCCGAATGTATTTCTGCCATAAGAAGTGCAATCGCATCTGCTTTA